TCTGTACAGTCGCCAACAGCACCTTCTACGAGAAGTTCGCGGACTGGGTGGAAGCTCAGGATGCTGCTGGCCACTATCCGGACATGCCGGAGGGCATGCACCCGGAGAAGCTGCGCCTCCTCTCGCCTGGCTATATGTTCGACGAGAGCTTGAGGAACGCACGCTACCAGATACAGTTAGAACTCATTTATCACAAGGAGGCAGAACGATGAAATTACAGTTATTCGACGAAAGCCGTGCGGCCTTGCTTCGTAACGCCATCGCGGACTACCTGAAGGTCGGCGAAGACTTCGAACTCATGGGCACAGGTTTCACCTCGCTCAATGAGAGCCCCGGCGCTCAGACTGACAGCGAGACTTACATCAACGAGACAACGGAGAGCACCGACATCACAAAGTACGCGACAGAGTTCGCCTACGAGAGTCGTTTGATCCCTTCAAAGAAGGCAATCTACAAACTCTACAAGCAGGGCCGTGATCACGCAACTGGTGAGAGCGCAAAGTGCATCTACGTCCGCGTTGATCTTTTCAATCCTATCGGCGCACCTACAGAGGAAAAGGCTGAGTACCCTGCCCGCCAGTTCGTTGTAGCGAACGAAGTCAGCGACTTCGAAGGTGACGGCGGCGAGAAGATCAGCGTGAGTGGAACACTTCACAGCGTTGGAGACCCTATCCAGGGCAAGTTCGACACTGTGACGAAGACCTTCACAGCTGGAGACTTTCAGGGCAAGTACGACAAATAAAGCAACTCGCTGAAACTGGTGCGCCTGACTATGCAGGAGCCAGACAGACGGTGGCCTTCCAACAGCGCGGAGGGCTGCCGTATTTTTAAGCGCTGACCAAAGGAGAGAACACAATGGAAATTATTATAAACGGCGTAACACTCGAGGGCGACTTCATGGACGCGGACTTCGTTGGTCCTTATGAAGAAGCAACTAAGAAAATGCAGGAAAAGGCATCTGCCAGCCAGGGCAAGAAGTACAACAGCTTCGCTGAGTCTATCCGTGAGCAGTGTGAGACAGTCGACGAGTACTTCGACGACACCTTCGGACCCGGCACAGCTGCCAAGGTCTTCGCCGGTGCTGGGCACCATCTCATGATCCACCTCAAAGCGGTGGAGGATCTGACAACCTGGGCTCAGGGTGAAAAGAAAAAGCTCAACGACTTCACAAACAAGTACACCCAGAGGCAGAACGCCGCAATTAAGCGCCAGCAGATCCAGGCTCAGCAGCAGTTTATAGCTGCCAAGAATGGCGGCGGAAAGCACGGCAAGCATTGAACCTACTGATCGACGGACTGCCGGAGTCAGTTGAGATCGCCGGCCAGGAGGTCAGCATCGATACCAGCTTCCGCACTGGGATTCTTTTCGAGGAGATGATGCTGGACGGCTCCATGGATGACATGGAGAAGCTCCGGACGTCTCTCGACTTGTACTTTCCAAGCTATGATTTCGACCTTGACGTCGTTCCCGAGGCAGTCGCGGCGCTGCTCTGGTTTTACCGGTGCGGAGCTGATGGCGAGAGCAAGGAAGACAGTCAAAGCGGCACTCCTGCAAAGGATCCACCGTACAGCTACGAGTACGACGCCGACTATATCTACGCAGCGTTCCTGGGATCCTATGGAATTGACTTGGCACGCGCTTCACTCCATTGGTGGCAGTTTCGGGCGCTGTTTAGGTCATTGCCTGAGGACACGCAGTTCATGAAGATCGTGGGCTACCGATCAGTCGACAAGCAGACACTGTCTAAAATGTCAAAAGATCAACGGCAGCACATCACGAAGATGCAGAAACTGTTCGCGCTTCCTCTATCCGCTGATCGACAGCAACTCGAGAGTGACCTGACCCAGATACTCATGAACGGAGGAAACCCTTCCGCAATAACGTCAGGAGGTTAAGTCCATGGCATCAGATGGCACCCTAGTATTTGACACCTCGCTCAACACTGATGGCCTACAGAAGGGCACAAGCGGGCTCGGTGGCATCGCCAGGAACGCGCTGGGCGTGTTCACTGGCAACCTTATGACAAAGGCCACAGAGGCAGTCGTCAACCTGGGCAAGGAAGCCCTAAACTCAGGTATGAGCTTCGAGACTTCCATGGCCAAAGTAAAGACACTTTTTTCCGGTACGGACGAACAGTTCTCAAGTCTCAACGATGAGATCCTGAGGATCTCGAGCTCCACCGGACTTGCAGCTGACGGTCTGGCCGAGGCCGCATACTCAGCAGAGTCGGCTGGCGTGTCGACGAGGAACCTCGGCACGATGCTGGAGCAATCCGCGCACCTGGCCTCTGCTGGTTTTACAGACATCGACACAGCACTGAGCGCGACCGCAAAGACAATGAACGCCTACGGCATGACCAGCGAGGAGTCCATCGGCAAGGTCCAGAAGGTACTCATGCAGACCCAGAACCTCGGTATCACTACCGTGGACGAGCTGGGAGCATCCTTGGCGCAGGTAACACCTACAGCTGCAGCCTTCGGCGTATCGTTCGAGCAGGTTGGAGCTTCCCTAGCGGTCATGACTGCGGCAGGTACTCCAACAGCTCAGGCAACCACACAGCTCAACAGCTTGATCGCTGAGCTGGGCAAGAGCGGCACAGCCGCCGCCAAGAACCTCGCAGCAGCAGCCAAGGGCACGCAGTACGCAGGCATGAGCTTCAACGAGATGATGGACTCAGGTGCAGACCTGGGCGACGTCCTCGCAATGTTAAGCGCTCAGGCTGACAAGGACGGCGTGAGCATGGTCGACATGTTCTCCAGCATCGATGCGGGCAAGGCTGCGCTGTCCATCTTCTCGCAGGAAGGAGCGACCTTCAGCAATGATCTAGCGCAGATGGCTACGGGTGCTGACGTAGTTGGTGATGCTTATGCAACGGTTAGCGACACGGTAAAACATAAGACGGACCTGATTAAGACGGCTTTCCAAAATATGGCCATCAGCATCTTTAATGATGTAGCCGGACCCTTGGCAGATTCAGCAGATGATCTGATAGCTTCGTTTAATGCCATAAGCGCGACACTTGGGCCCTTAATCTCTGACATTGTCACAGGCGCAATTGTTATATTCCAGTCGCTGGGAGAGCACATTGACATAGTGGCGCCGATTGTAGCGGCGCTTACTGCGGCGCTAATCGCCAATCAGGCAGCTATGAAAATCAGCGCTGTCGTTGGCGCTGTAACAAAAGCGTACAACGCATTTGCAACAGCTAATGAGGGAGCCTCTGCAGCTCAGTGGCTTCTCAACGCTGCAATGAACGCAAACCCATTTGTCCTGATCGCCACTCTTGTGGCGGCTCTAGTAGTCGGCATCATAGCCCTGTGGGATACCAACGAGGGATTTCGTAATGCGGTAACCGCTGCATGGGAGGCAATAAAGTCAGCATTATCAGGCGTCATTGATGGGCTTGTAAACTTCTTCACTGTGACAATACCAGATGCGATTCGATCCGCGATAGATTGGTTTAAGTCACTGCCGGAGAATGTAGCGGAGGCCATGAAGAATTTCATCGGCACTGTATCAGAGTGGATCAGCCAACTGCCCGACAAAGTGTGGACTTGGCTCGTCAACACCGTTACGAGAATCATCGCTTGGGGGCAGAACATGCGAAGCAATGCAAGTACTGCGATGCAGAACATGGTCAATGCCATCATCGATTGGGTGAAGCAGCTCCCGGGCAAAGTGTGGACCTGGCTCGTCAACGCCGTTACTCAGGTCGTGAACTTCGGCAATGCTCTCAAGACAAAGGGCGCAGAAGCGGCGAAGAAACTCTTTGATTCAATCGTTGACGGCGTCAAGAGTCTGCCGGACAAGATAAAAGAGATCGGCTCCAATATCGTCAGAGGTATATGGGAGGGTATCAGCGGCGGCTGGGGCTGGTTAAAGGGTAAGGTCTCCGAAGTGGCCGGATCACTGCTAAACAGTGTGAAGAGTGCACTGGGCATCCACTCACCATCAAGAGCATTTAGAGACCAGGTCGGACGGTTCCTTCCTCCTGGTATCTCGGAAGGCTTCGAGGACTCAGTTCCTGGAGCGCTGAAAGACATGCAGGGACAGGCGACCAAGATGGTGGCAGGCATGCAGGCGGCAGTGACCGCCAACGCGGGCAGCATAGCGCTGAACGCATCCGGCTCCGCTGAGCTTCGAGCAGTTGGGGGAGTAGGCACAACAATTTACAACGACAACCACGTGGAGCAGGACAACACCTACAACGTACCGGTGGCAACACCGAGCGAAGTGGCCAAAACACAGCGCGAAGCGTTGAGGAAACTGGTGGGAGGGGTGAAGTGACAAGAAACAACCTAATAATCGAGCTAGACTGCAACGGCAGGAAGCTGATCATGGGACCAGGTGCAGACTTGGGCATCACAGCCGTGTCTGGCTTGGAGTCTTCTGGCCTTGAGATCAGCACCTCGGACAACGCCCTCATCGATGGCGCCAGTGTGGACGGCAAAAAAATCAAGCCGAGAAGCATCCATATCGAGGCCAGCTTCCGCAACAGTAAGAACAACCCGGAGAACCGGGCCAGCATTATAAAGTTTTTCAATCCGAAGTACACAGGCAAAGCTCTTATCACGTGCATGGGTGTCAGCCGCAACATCGATTACGAGCTGGAGGGCTGGACCTTCAAGAAGCAGGCCAACATGGATACCAAGCTGGCGATCCTGGCTGATCTGATCTGTCCGGATCCGTACCTACTCAACGTCGACAACTTCGGCAGGAATATGGCCAGCATCACGAAGACGTTCTCCTTCCCTTGGTGCATCACTCGCACAAGGGTGAAGAACAAGCTGGACTACCCAGCACGAGCCCGGGGTATGCTCCTGGGTTCCATGACAATGGGCTACAGAACCCTGCGCAAAGAAGTAGCGCTTGCCAACGATGGAGACGTTCCGACAGGTGTGCAGATCCAGTTCATTGCATCGCGCGGACCGGTAACGAACCCGAAGATCACAGACGTGACCACTGGTCAGTTTATGAAGGTAAACGCGACAATGCAGAAGGGTGACATCCTTCTCATTGACACCAACGACCGCCACCAGGTCATCGAGCTCAACGGCTCGAACTATTACCACCACATCGCCCGCCAGAGCGAGCCGTTCAAGCTGGAGGTGGGCGACAACTATCTGGAATACGATGCAGACGAAAACTACATCAACCTGGACGTCAATCTGTTCTACACGCCGAAGTACTTGGGGGTGTAGCCTATGAGACTAATCGTATTAGACAAAAACTTCGACACGCTTGGAGCGATCAGCGTGTTCAACACGCTGATCTGGACGTCTCGCTACTATGCGACCGGAGTCTTCGAGCTGCACATGCCTGCTGATCTGTTCGATCTCTTGAGCACTGGGAAGTACCTCTACAGAAACGACAGCAAACGGCTAGGCGTGATCCGCGAGGTCAACTTCTCCAAGGATAACAAAGGCGCCAGAACGGCATACTGCAAGGGCTACTTCGCAGAGGATCTCCTCAACGCGAGAGTCATCGACACCCAGCAGCGCCTGACGGGCAAGCCTGGAGCAATCGGCAGGGCACTGGTGGACCGCTACTTCATAAGCCCAAGTGACAAGAACCGCGTCATCAGCAACATCAAGCTGGGGGCGGCCGACAACCTGGGCGAGAGCGTCACGGTCACAGTGACCGGCGACAATGTAGGCGACAAGCTCTTCAAAATCGAGAAGACTCAGGAGATGAGCCACCGCCTTGCCTATGACTATCTGACCAACGACCTCACCTTTGAAGTGTGGAAGGGTAAGGACAGAACCGACGCCCAGACGGAGAACTCCTGGGCAATCTTCTCCGACAGCTTTTACAACGTAAAGAACGCCCAGTACAACAGGGATGACTCATCGTTCAAGAACTTCGCCTACGTGGCCGGAGAAGGCGAAGGAAGTGCCAGGATGATCGTCACGGTAGATCTGAGGGCCAGCAGTTCAGAGGAGCGCCGCGAGCTATACGTGGATGCCAGAGATCTGCAAAGCACCTACACCGATGGCGCCGGAATGGAGCACTCCTACACTGCGAGCCAGTACAAGCAGATGCTAAGGCAGAGAGGCCTGGAGAAGCTCGCAGAGTATGAGGTGCTGGAAGTAGCCAACAGTGACGTGGATCCAAACGCCAACCTCGTGTATGGCGTGGACTTCGATCTCGGCGACCTCTGCACCTACCGCTACACGGACATTAACATCGAGTGCACCAAGCGCATCACGGAGATCCAGGAAGTCTTCGAGGGCAGTAAGCGCACCCTCAGCGTGGTCTTCGGAGCAGAGGGCGCGACGTCCATCACGAAACTGATCAAAAGGGAGGTAACATAAAAATGCGATACGCTTATTTTGACTCGGAGATCACAGGCGTCGACGAGGAAGGCATGCCTATATTCGACCGCGCCGAGAACTCTGAGATGCTCGCCCTGATCTTCGCGCAGCTGATCACCAGCGGCGTGCTGGCTCAACCAGCCAACTGCTTCCAGGTGCTCGCAGCACCCGGCTCGGGGCTCACTGTAGAGGTGCAGCCTGGCTTCGGTATGATCAACGGCCGCTTCGCTTATGAGACAGCCACGACCACACTGACACTCGAGGCAGCGCCTACACAGTACAGCCGTATTGACCGCGTAGTGCTTCGATGCAATTACCTGGAGCGCTTAATCGAGCTTACCGTGAAGACGGGCACACCTGCAGCATCACCTCGTGCTCCTGAGCTTTTACAGCCGGCCAGCGGCGACTACTACGAGCTGGGGCTTGCTACCATCCAAGTGGCAGCCAATCAGACAGCGCTATCACAGAGTGCTATCACAGACACAAGAGCAGACAGTTCTGCCTGCGGCTATGTGACGCAGCTCATCGACCACCTCGACACGAAGGTTTTCTTCGCACAGCTCAACCAGTTCTACGCTGAGTTCGTGGAGAAGGGCAACCAGAGCTACGACAAGTTCCAGAGAACTCAACGGGACGCCTTCAACCAGTGGTTCGCTAATGTGAAAGGCCAGCTGGATGACAACGCCGCTGGGCATCTACAGAACCAGGCGGACGAGCATGAGGACAGACTCGCAGCTCTGGAGCACATGCTCATCAAGAACCAGATCACCGCACCGATCGCGACCGACGAAGGCAAGCAGGTTCTACTCGCTGACGACGACGGCAACGTGCTCCAGGCGGACTGGAAATACAGCTACTACAGGTAAAGGAGGAAAAGCATGGCATCAATTAGCATTGAAACTAGGCGAGTGGACGAGCTCGCCAACACCATCGCCGGATCCGGAGACGATGACCTTCTGATCATCCGCCTCGCAGACGGTACCGGCACCAAGAGCATCAAGGTGGCAGACCTCAGGAAGATCCTCGTCGGAGGCCACAGCGGTCTCGCGACAGACGACAAGACCAACAGCGAAAGCATCAAGAGTCTCGACAGCCGCACTGAGATCCTGGACTACACTGGCGCAGGCCTCAAGAATAGCATCTGGCGCGGCAAGTACCTGGGCAACACGTTCACGGCCGCACAGTCTGCAACAATCCGCGATGGGGTCTTCAAGGATATCTGGCTTGGAGACTACTGGACCATTGGCGGCGTGAACTACCGCATCATGCACTTCGACTACTGGTATCGGTCAGGCGATAACGCCTGCATGACTCACCACGTAGTAGTAGTTCCGGACACGGCATTCTATGATGCGCAGATGAACACCACAAGCGTGACAACCGGCGGCTACAGCGGCAGCGCAATGAGAGCCAGCGGCCTCAACAGCGCGAAGGCGACCATCAAAAACGCCTTCGGCTCTGGCCACATCCTCAGCCACCGCGAACTGCTCACCAACGCAATCAGCGACGGCCACAGCGCAGGCTGGCTAGCGTTCGACGCAGACATCGAAATCATGAATGAGCGCATGGTCTCCGGTACGAACGCATGGGGTAACCACCTTGACGTCGGCAATGCACCGAGTCAGCTCGCTGGCTTCGTTGCTCGTGGCGATATGAGGATCCTACCCTCGAGCTACTGGCTCCGCGACGTTTGCTCTGCGGTGGGCTTCTGCGTTGTCGGCTCCCATGGTTATGTTGGAAGCGCCGTCGCTTCGATAAGCTGCGGCGTGCGCCCGTCTTTCCCGATCTACTAATCATTATTCAATCCGCGGAGCCTTGTGCCCCCTCTCAATAAGGAGATAGGAAAAGCATGTCAGGCGTACCAAAGAGCGAGCGCTCTGAGTCAAGACTTCGGGCGTAGCATAAGGCATACCAGAAAAAACACGTCAAGGCCATGACTGGCCACGTCGCAGATCGAATAACATGAGAAGAGGCCGCACAGAAGATCCGGGAGCTGGAGGTCGAGATAGAGCTCAACTGGATCAAGAGCCTGCGGCAGTCTGACAGCCGTTTCTTGAAGCCCTTAAAAGGCTAAATATGGGGCAAAATGCACGTTTACTCAGCGACGAACTTCTGCGATGTCAGCAACATGAGTCTGCTCTACTATGAGCTATTTCAAAGGAGGATCACATGGAAAAAAAGACATGGACAATTGAGCTGGCTGATGGGACAACCCTGGAGGGGTTGACTCTCAACGGCAACAACTACGTGAGCAAGACAAAGCTCACAGCTGACGACTTCGACGGCAATCTTTCGCACGTGAAGATCACAGACGGAGAAACCACTCAGGAGATGACTGACGCCCGGCTCGTGCACTGCCGGCAGTACGGCGACGAGTACTGTTTCATTCTCAGGGAGTCTACACCGGAGGAGATCGCGGCCGCAAAGACACAGGCCGATATCAAGTACATCGCTATGATGGCCGACATTGATCTCAAGGAGGTATAAGGCTATGACAGCAAAGAAAGCAACCCACAGCAAGAACTTCAAGACGGTGAAAGACTTCTACGACAACGGCCTCTGGAATGAAGCCAGAGCCCGCAATGCCGTCACACATCCGGCAGGCAATCCCTGGATCACTGCCGCAGAGTTTGAAGAAATCACTGGCAAACCTTACGAAGTAACGGAGGAATAATGGACAACGCAACGACCATCGTCCTGGCCATCATAGGGTCCGGGGCGTTTTCCACAGTAGTGAACGCAATCTGCAACTACTACAGCGACAAAAGAAAAGACAAGGACGGAGTGCAGTCAGCGCTCCGTCTTTTGCTGAAGGACCAGCTCCGATACTTGTGCATGCGCTGCATTAAGCAGAGCTGGATCTACGAGGACGAACTCGACGACCTGATCACGATGCACAGAGTTTACCACGACGGACTGGGCGGCAACGGCTACCTGGATACGCTCCTGGGTAAAGTCAAAGCGCTCGAAGTCAGGAGACGAGAAGCATAAAAAGGAGGACAAAGTCATGAAATTGAGCAACAAAACCTACGACGTTTTGAAGTGGATCGCGCAGTACTTACTGCCAGCAGCTGGCACGCTGTACTTCGCAGTCGCTGGCATCTGGGGCTTGCCCTATGGTGAGCAGATCGTCGGCACGATCACTGCGATCGACACCTTCCTGGGCGTGATCCTGGGGGTCAGCGCCTCTACCTATACTAAGGAGGATAAGGCATGATCATCGATGCATCTGCGCACAATGGCAGCCTTGACTGGGCGGCAGTCAAGCCATACATTGAGGGTGCGATCATCCGCTGCGGATACGGCCAGGACAAGAAGAGTCAGGACGACAAGCAGTGGACGCGAAGCGCCGACGAGTGCACTCGCCTAGGCATCCCCTTCGGCGCGTACCTCTACAGCTACGCAAGCACGACAGCACAGGCACAGTCCGAAGCGCAGCACGTGCTTCGTCTAATTCAGGGATACAACCTGGCGCTCCCGATTTTCTTCGATGCAGAGGAGAGCAAGCTTGCAAGCGTATCAGCTGCAACTTTCGCAGCCTTCGCCGCTGTGATCAAGGCCGCAGGTCACCGTGTCGGCCTTTACTCCGGGGAGCACTTCTTCAACACTTACCTCAAGAGCACAGCAGCGGACTGGCTCTGGATCGCTAAGTATGGCACGAACACGGGCAACCCTGGAAGCCGTCCAAGCATCGGCAGAGCGTACCATCTCTGGCAGTATGCCAGCCGCGGAAGCGTTCCTGGTGTGACTAGTGCAGGCCTGGACGTCTCTCAGGTGATCGATCAGAGCATCTTCACAGAGCGTAAGGCCACAGAAGTGAAGAGCGACGAAGAGATCGCCAAGGAAGTTCTGGCAGGCGCCTGGGGAAACGGAGACGAGCGCAGGGCTCGCCTCGCTGCTGCCGGGTATAGCTACAGTGTGATTCAGACGATCGTTAACACGCTCCGCTCCAAGAAGAGCGACGAAGAGCTGGCCGGGGAAGGTCTGGCCGGGC